CGGCCTGATCGTTGCCAACGAGCCCGTCGCTGACGTGCTCACCGTGACCATCCGCAAGGAGGCCACCGCCGCGGCCACCTATAAGCGCGGCACTGTGCTGGCCCTGTCTGCCGGCACCGCCGGCGACGGCAAGCTGGTGATCCTCGGCTCCACCGCGACCACCAACGAAACCCTGACCGCCAACTGCATCCTCGCCGAGGACGTGGAAGTCGGCACCACCGCGGACGTGACCGTGCTGGCCTACCGCACCGGCCACTTCGCCCGCAACAAGCTGGCCGTCGCAAGCGACTACACCCTGAAGGCGACCGACGAGGAGGAGCTGCGCAAGGCCGGCATCCTGCTCTCCGACGCCATCGAATACTAAGAGAAGGAGGACAACAAAATGCCTTTTAACTTCTACGACACCCACACGCTGCTCATGGCCGTGCAGCAGCTCACTCCTGCTGCGACCTTCCTGCGTGACCGCTACTTCCCCACCAACGACGCGAGCGACATCTTCGCCACCGACGACGTGCTCGTCGAGTTCCGTGACGGCAGCAAGAAGCTGGCGCCCTTCGTGGCCCCTCGCAAGGGCGGCGTCACCGTCCTGCGCGCCGGCTACAATATGGAACGCTACACCCCGCCCTTCGTGGCTCCCCGTCGCGTCCTGACCCTCGACGAGCTGCGCAAGCGTGGCTTCGGCGAGGCTCTCTACTCTCAGCTCACCCCTGAGCAGCGCCAGCAGACCCTCATCCTGCGCGACGCTGACGAGCTGGGCGAGCTCATCACCAACCGCGAAGAAGCAATGGCCGCCGAGACCATGCTGACCAACGGCTGCGTGATGAAGCACATCGCCGACGACGTCGACAAGGCCGACGAGATGGAGATCCGTTTCTACTCCGAGGCCAGCAACCCCGCGACCTACACCCCGACGACCAAGTGGGACGCCACCGGCGGCAAGATCCTGAAGGATCTGGAGGCCATGATCCGTATGCTGACCAAGCGCGGCCTCCGCGCTTCTGATCTGGTCTGCTCCCCGGACGTGGCTGACACCATCATCAACGACGCGGCCGTGCAGAAGCTCCTCGACAACCGCCGCATCGAGATCGGCAACGTGGAGCCTGAGCTACTGCCTGACGGTGCTGCCATCGTGGCCCGCCTGAACGTCCTCGGCCGCATCATCAGCGTCATCTCCTACGACCTGACCTACACCGACGACGAGGGTAACGACAAGCTCTACATCCCGTCCGGCAAGTGCGTCCTCACCGCTCCCGGCGCTGGCCGCACCGCCTACGGCGCCGTCTCTCAGGTCGAGCAGAGCGACGGCGAGTTCCACACCTACGCCGGCCGCCGCGTGCCGAAGTATGTGAGCAGCGCCGAAGGCAACAGCCGCACGCTGACCATCTCCAGCCGCCCGCTGATGATCCCCAACAACAAGAACCCGTTCATCGTTGCGGACGTCCTGACGGACTGAGCGCAGCAGAAAGGAGCAGAGCATGATCCAGATCATCAAGGGCACCTTCGGCTACTATAACGGCCGCAAGGTGATCCCCATCACTGAAGCAGACGGCCCTCAGAAGTTCGACGACGAGCTGGAGGCCCGTCTGGTGAAGGAAGGCGTCGCCAAGTACATCGGCGAGCCGGGCGAGACTGCCGAGCAGCCCGCACCCGCTCCCGGCGACGACGCCGACGAGCCTGCCAGCACCAACACCGCGGCCGACGAGGCCCCTGAGTACAACGAGGACATGAAGCTCGACGAGCTGAAGGAAGTGGCCACGCGCTATGGCGTGGACGCCTCTGCTATGCGCAAGAAGGCCGACGTCATCGCTGCCATCGAGGCCACCAAGGCCGAGCAGCCTGATGACGGTGCCGACGACGAGGAGCCCCCTCAGATCGGCGCCGCCGATCCCGTCTGATGGCCTTCAGCTTCAAGGCGATGGTCGAGGCTGACCGTCGGCGCACGTTTCTCAATCTCGACGAGTTCGGTGAGAAGCACACCGTTGAAGGCAGAGCCATCGCCGCCGTGCTGGACGACAACGCCCTGAAGGAACGCCAAGGGGGGCAAGAGCTGAGCGTCGCGGAGTCCTCTCTGCTGCTTTACGCAGCGGTCGAGGATCTGCCCGCTCGGCGCCCGGCGGGCGAAGGGCTAAACGTCGACGGCCGCGAGTACATCGTCAACGACTGGAGCGAGGACATGGGGATCGCCACCGTGGCCCTCGGCCAGACTGTCACCATGTAGGAGGTGCCCCATGTCCATCGTCAACAGCATCGAAACCGTCCGGGACTGGCTGACCACCGAGGTCTGCCCTCTGGTCAAGCTGAAGCTCCCCGACGACAACGCAACGGACGCCTCCTACCCATACAAGCTGGTAAACCCGGCCGCGTTCTCGCTTTTCGTACCATCGAAGGACAGGACGCCCCCAAACATCGCCGCGCCGATCCCGTCGGTCTGCGTGCAGATCGTTCAGGGCGACGACGACCTGCTCAAGAGTGCCCGAGACATCAAGATCCGGCTCTGCTTCTCAGCGTGGGATCCCGGCTACCACGGGCCCGACATCTTCAAGCCGAAGGGCGACGGCAGCGGCACCTACATCCAGCAATACAACGAGGCGGCGGCCTCCTACTTCGTGAAGAACGGAGAGGGCTGGCGTGACGCATGGAATTTTGTGGACACAGCTCTCCGGCTGATTGAAAACGCCGAGTACCTCGGCGACCTCCGCGTCATCAAGGAGAAGGGCATCACCTTCGGCCCCGTCACGGAGCAAGACGCCGTCCCCGACTTCTACCCGTACTGGTTTGCATGGGCTGAGTTCTCCATCGAGGAGACACTGACCCGCAACCCGAAAAGCTACCAACACCTGCTTTAAGGGCAGCCACTCGGCTGCTCTAATTTCATGCAAAGGAGGATAAGCAGATGGCAAACGAATACCTCTACGGCGCCTACGGCCACATCGGCGAGACCGTGGCACAGAGCGCCGTGCAGGCGGGCACCACGCCGGTCTATATCGGCACGGCGCCCGTCAACCTCGTGCGCGGCTTCGGCAAGGCCGGCATCATCAACGCGCCGATCAAGATCACCAGTCTGGTCGACGCTCAGAAGAAGATCGGCTACTCGTCCGACTGGGGCACCTTTACCCTGTGCGAGGCCGTGTACGCGCATTTCAACAACACCCTCGGGAATATCGGCCCGATCTACGTCATCAATGTGCTCGACCCCTCCGCGGGCAAGCACCGCAAGAAGGCGGCCACCACCAAGGCCCTCACCTTCACCGGCGGCCGCGCCGAGTTCGCCAGCGACAAGATCATCCTCGACACCCTGACCATCGCAAAGAATGACAGCGGCAACTACGTCGAGGGCACCGACTACGCTGTGGACTATAACTTCACCAAGGGCACGGTCATCATCACCAGCCTGAAGGACGACGCGCAGCTCGCCGGCAGCCTGACGGCCAGCTTCAGCGAGGTGGACGACTCTGAGATCGCAGACAGCGACATCATCGGCGGCGTCACCTCCTCCGGCGAGTACAGCGGCCTGAGCGCGATCGCGCTGCTCTATCCCGAGCAGTTCGCGGTCTGCAATCTGATCGCGGCCCCCGGCTGGAGTCACAGCCCTGCCGTCTACAACGCCATGCTGATGGCCTGTAAGAAGATCAACGGCCACTGGGACGCCTTCGTCGTGGCCGACCTGCCCCTCGTGGACAGCACCGCGCAGGCGGTCGACACGATCACCAAGGCGATCGCATGGAAGAAGGCCAACGCCTTCACCGGCGAGCGTTCTAAGGTCTACTGGCCGCAGGCTGTGGACAACCTCGGCAACGTGTTCCACCTGAGCACGCTGGCCGTGGTCGAGCTTATGCGCGCTGACTTCAGCCACAACAGCGTCCCGATGGAGACCTGCGGCAACAAGGCCATCCCCGTCATCAAGCAGTATTTCGGGGCCAACGCCAACAACCGCGGCTTCGACCAGCAGACCGGCAAGGAGCTGACGCAGAATCTTCTTTCCGTGGTCTTTGACTACGACGGCAACCTCTGGTTTGCAACCGGCGGCTTCCGCATCTATCCCGAGCGTGAGCAGCAGGGCGTACTGGGATATATCGCACGTTCCGCCATCGATGCGATTCTAAGCGGCGAACAGGCTGATCTCTCTGATGCAGTCTTTGTCTATGAGCTGACTCCCGGTGAGGGGGCAGAAAACGGCATTGCCGCCTCCAAAGACGGCGCGGTCATCCTGACGAACCAGAACTGCTATCTGCTGCGCGCGAATAATGGTGTCGAAGCCGTCTGGTGCACGCC